CAAAACTACCCCAGAACCTACACCTTCTGCTCCATCAATAAAAAGAGGATCATAGCCTAGATCGCTTACAAAATAATTGTTATACTCATCGCCATAGTAAAAGTCTACCTCATCGATGTCTGTAGCTCTTCCTTTACCACTGAGCAAAGAATCTACATAAGTACCAGAGAACATTGAAGTGTTTGAAGGTGGAGGTGTAGGCACAGCCTTGGGCTTATCTAGCCCTGTAAGGTCTATGTCTACGAACCCGTTAAAGAGTCCTGAAAGCCCTCCTATGTCCCCTAGATTCACTACTTACCACCCCAGCTAGAAAGTGTTTTTAGACCAAAACTAGCCGCTATGGCTCCTCCTAGAAAAGCTTTGTAGTAGTCAGGCATTTGTGAAAGCACAGCAAAACCCTCTTGTACATAAGGAACCATGGAAGGAATGAAAGCGCCTATTAAAGGCAAACTTAGAATAACAGCAAACCATTCGTCTTTCCATGAGGACTTAGATGCGTCTGCTTGTAGTGTTTCCCAATCTGCATCAGCTTCAATGCGCTTCATTTTAGATTGGTGTATAGCTTGTTTTTCTTCAGCTTTATTTTTAAGGAACGTACCTACTAAATTAGAAACCGGCGCAATTAACGCTTGCCACATAATACCCTCCTTAAATAAAAAGCTAGGGGGCCACCGAAGCAGCCCCGTTAGCTAAAAGTGTCGGTTGTTACTTAGGAACAACCAAGGTCAGACCTGAAGTAGGCCGCAATACAGCAACGCCATACAGAGTATCAGACGTAAAGAGGTTCGCCAAGAACTCTTGCTTGTACTGAGTCTGTGAACGTACACCGACCTGTTGTGCCATGACAAGAGCGTCACGGTGGAACAGGAGAGCGCCCAGAGAGTCTACTGAGCTAGCAGAGTTATCCGCAGCAGCTTCAACAACAGGGCAGTTGGTGCTAACAAATACGTCAATGCCGTACAGTTGACCAATCTGACCGCCAGGTACTTGGCCGCTGTTTACGAAGTCAGAACTTACGTAACGGTCAATGCCCATGATGGTGTTGCGAACTGAAGGCGGAACAACAAAGCAGCGATTGTCCATGGGGACATCTTCATCGTCCAGCTTCTGAATCATGCCACGGAATCCAGCATCAGTAAATACGTCAGCGGGAACAACCGTGTCAGCCGTATAGGTAGACAAGCCATTAGTAGCGTCTATGAAAAACGTACCGCCATTGTTGAGGTACGTAGAGGAAGTTGAACCTGCAGAACCCAGGCCCGTAGCCAAGCTGTGCAGGTCCGTATCAACCTGCTTTGCCAAAGCGTAGCCAGCGTCTTCAGTGTAAAACTGTCGCAAAGAAGAAAGAGCCTGTACGTCCGTGATATCTTCAATCAAGCGTGAGTATTCAAAGTGCTTGTTGATGGATACCTGTACTTCGCTTTCCGTAGCGTTCTGCACAGTGACAGCAGTGTTCTCTGCTTTAGCGTGTGCATCACCACGGGTAGGCTTGGGTACATGGATCGTATCACCCTTCTTGCCTTCCATAGACATTTTCTTGACCAAGTTAGCAAGGACAAGATTTTTCTCATATGCAGCAATAATCTCATCACTCCAAATTTCTGGAATGAAAGTAGCTGCGCTAGTATTGTCTACAAA